AGTAAAAATACAATTTGATAGATTCTTTTTGTAAATAAGTTGTATATTTCATACACTCTGGCATGAAAAAAGGCAAGACTGTATCCAAACACGACATTATTCGTGAAATAAAAGGTATAAATGAACGTTTAGACTACATGTTTTCGGGATTATCACTATTAAGTACCAGTTTAAACGATTATGTTGATTTTAGTAAGAATGAAAAGAAATTTGTTAAATATTTAAAGAAGAAATACGGAGATAGTATTGAGGAGTAATTATGGCAAAACCAGAACCAGATTTTTCGCTGGGTGAACACCTTTATGTAGAGGAGGATATCCTTAAATCATGGCTTGGAACTTATATTGGTCAAGATGTGTTATTTGCACTTAATACATTGGCTACGGATAATAAGAATATAGAGGCTCTTGAAAGATTAAAGGTTATTGAATCGAAAGTTTCCAACCCAGAAAAGTTTAAAGAGATATATACACATTTAGCAGATCTTGCATCAAAGAGTAAATTACCTGAACATATTGGAGAATTTCATACTGGAGAAGTTGGTTCATTAAGGGATTTTTTAGACAAAAATTATCCAGATCCTAGAGTATTACCAGATAAAAAAAGTTCACTGGATGATAGAGCATTTGATGCTATGAATGCAGCAATCATGGAAGGGGAATTTTCTATCCCTGCAATTTTAGATGAACTTGAGAAGTAGTGAATATAAATACCCAGAATGTAAGCAAAGCTGAAGAACAACTTAAGTTAGCATATGAGGATTTGATAGCATTTGGCAAGTTATTTCTTCCAGATGACTTTAGACGGAGTGAAACCCCTTTTTTTCATTATGAGGTAGCGGATGCAGTCGACGATGAAAGTATTAGACAATTGGCAGTTATTCTTCCCAGAGGACATGGGAAAACTGTTCTTACTAAGTGCAGTATTATTCATGATTTTCTCTTTACTCAAGAGCCACTGTTTTATGGCTGGGTGGCGGCAAGTTCAAAGATTTCTGTCCCTAACCTTGATTATGTTAAGTATCATATTGAATACAATGATAAGGTGAGATACTATTTTGGAGATATGAAAGGAAAGAAATGGACTGAAGATGATATTGAACTTACCAATGGCTGTAAACTTATCTCAAAATCTAATCTTTCTGGTATAAGAGGTGGGGCGAAACTACACAAAAGGTACGATCTCATTGTACTGGATGATTTTGAAGATGAGAATAATACTATTACACCTGAAAGTCGTTCGAAAATCTCGAATCTTGTTACAGCAGTTGTATTCCCTGCTTTGGAACCAAAAACAGGAAGATTAAGAATAAATGGAACTCCAGTACATTATGATGCGTTCATTCAAAAGATTCTTATCGGATACCAGCAAGCATTGAAGAAAGGAGAGCAATTTAGTTGGAAAGTGATAACATACAAGGCATTGCAGGAAGATGGTACTCCTTTGTGGCCTGACTGGTTCGGAATGAAGGAAATGGAGAGAAAAAAGAAATTCTATCAGGATTCTGGCACTCCGCAGAAGTTCTATCAGGAATATATGATGGAAGTACAGAGTGCTGAAGATGCAATATTTACAAGGGATCATATCAAGTACTGGGATGGCAAGTTCTATATAGATGAAGAGACTGGACTTTCATTCATAGATGCAAATAATGAAGGATACCAGCCATGTAATGTGTTTGTTGGTGTTGATCCTGCAACAGACTCTGCAAGACGGGATTCAGACTTTTCAGTCATTATTGCTGTAGCAGTTACTCCAGATAACAATATTTATGTTATTGACTATATACGTAAGCAGTCTATACCAGTATTGGGAATTCCAGGAGAACATAAACTGGGAATAGTGGATTATATGTTCCAGTATGCAAAAAGCTATCGTCCGAGTCTTTTTACAGTTGAAGATACAACAATGAGTAAACCTATATTCCAGACATTGAATTCTGAAATGAGAAGGAGAAATGACTTCTCTATTGGATACAAAGCAGAAAAGCCAGGAAACAGGATGAGCAAAAGAGACAGGATACAAGAAATATTAGCTCAAAGATTTTCAATAGGACAAATACATATTAAGAAGACTCAATATGATCTGCATAGGGAGATAACAACATTTGGACCAAGAATGGCACATGATGACACAATAGACGCTCTTGCCTATGCAGTCAAGTTTGCCAACCCTCCTATGGCTGCAGGTCAGGATAAAGAGGGGAATTGGTATAAAAAGAAACCTAGAGCAAAAGATTGGGTGGTAGCATAATGGCAGATATAATTACAACTAAGGATTTATCCGTAAAGGATGTAAGTAAATTAAAAACAGGAGATACTAAAAGAAAGTATAATGTCTCCAAAAAGAGAAAGAAGTAATGGCTAAGAAGAAAAAAGTAGACCAAATAAGAGAATTATACAACCTTTCTAATAACTGGACAAGAAGCCAGTGGGAGTATGTTAACCAGAAAGGATATGAATTTGCCCATGATGAACAGTTGTCTCATAATGAGAAGACTTCTCTTCAGGATCAAGGTATGCCTACATTTACGATTAACAGGATACTTCCTGTAGTTGAAATGTTGAATTTCTATGCTACTGCAAATAATCCCAGATGGCAGGCTATTGGGGTAGAAGGCAGTGACTCTGATGTAGCAGCCGTATTTTCAGACCTTTCTGATTATATCTGGAATCTTTCAGATGGTTCTGCACTCTATTCAAATGCAATCAATGATGCTATCTGTAAATCTATAGGTTATATTCTAGTTACTGTTGATACAGATAGAGACAATGGAATGGGAGAAGTTATACTCCAGCAGCCAGAGCCTTTTGATATATATGTAGATCCAAAATCCAGGGATATGATGTTCAGGGATGCATCTTATGTTCTTGTCAGAAAAGTTCTTCCAAAAAGTCATGTTATAAAACTTTTTCCTCAATATAAGCGAAAGATAAATAAAGCTTCATCAACAGATAAAGATCATTCTTATTCAGAGAGAGCTATTGCAGATAGTGAACAAAAACTCTTTTTAAGTGCAGACTCTACTGCAGAGGATATGGGAATAAATTCTTCTGGAGAACAGGAACAAACATTAGAATTGTTTGAACTTTATGAAAAGGTTAAAATTTCCTATATAAATGTATTTTATAGAATTCCTCCTGATAAAAAACAGTTACAAGCTATTCAGCAGCAGGTTCAGGTAAAGATGAAGGAAATGGCCGCTGAAATGCAGGTTGGTCTTATGGAGCAGGACAAACAGATGCAGGAAGCTGTTCAAGCAGGTAAGATGATTCCTGAAAGATATGAACTTGAGATGAAAAAAGCTCAGGACATGATGCAGCAGCAATTACAAGCAGCAGAACAGGAATATATGAGCAGACTGCAGGCTGAAGCTTCCAAAATTGAGAATAAAGTTATATCAGAGAAAGAATATAATATACTAATGAAGGATAAGACTTTTCAGAAGTCTGTTGTCGATAGTGTGCAATTTTACGGAACAAGGATCAGACAAACGATATGTGCAGGAGATAAACTGTTAAGTGAAATTGTTTATCCAGAGAATATAGTTGATTATCCATTGATTCCTTTTCATTATAAGTGGACTGGAACTCCATATCCAGTATCTGCTGTGGCTCCTCTTGTAGGAAAACAGAAAGAAATAAATAAGTCTCACCAGATAATGGTACACAATGCATCTTTAGGTTCGTCGTTAAGATGGCTGTATGAGGAAGGATCAATAGATCCAGAATTGTGGGAACAATATTCTTCTTCACCAGGAGCATTACTGCCTACAAGACCAGGATCTGAACGTCCAACTCCGATTATGCCAGCTCCATTATCAAATGCATTCTTTTCTATTGTTCAGCAAGGAAAGGCAGATATGGAATATCTTGCTGGAATTTATTCGTCAATGCAGGGCGATACTCAGCAACAGCATGAAACTTTCAGAGGAATGCTTGCATTGGATGAGTATGGAACTAGAAGAATTAAGCAATGGATGAAGCATTCCATAGAGCCAGCTTTAAGGCAGTTGGGAAAGGTTATTATGCAGATATCACAATCTGTATATTCAGCTAATAAGAGATTTAGGATCATACAGCCATCAGCTATTCAGGAAGAAAGAGAGCAGGAAATTAACATTCCAATCTATAATGATATGGGAGAAGCAATTGGGAAATCAATGGACTATTCGGCTGCTAAGTTTGATGTCAGGATAGTAGCTGGATCTACACTTCCAGTAAATAGATGGGCATATCTTGCTGAATTGAAGGAACTTTTACAGTTTGGAGTCATAGATGATATTGCAGTTCTTGCTGAGACTGATGTTAGGAACAAAGAGCAAATAGCTAAACGTAAGAGTCTCTATTCACAACTTCAGGGACAATTACAAGGCTTGCAGGAATCTCTTAAAGATAAAGAAGGTACTATTGAAACTCTTGAAAGACAATTAGTACAAGCTGGAATTAAGGGTAAAGTCATGCAGGCTGAAATGGAGATCACCAAAAAGAAAGAAGAAGTAAAGGGTGATCTGAAAGATACTTACCGTTCTACAGAAGCAAAACAGAAGCTTTTACAGAATGTAATGGTCAATGAAGCAGATGCTACAAAGAAAGATTTATCAAGAGAATTACAATTTGCAAAAAAAGATTTGCAAAGTGATAATAAAAAGCGGTAACATTAAAAGAAGCAAAGGGAATAAAAATGACAGAAACAGCAGGTAACCCCGAAATTTCTTCAGCTAATGAAGTTGAAAATGAGGTTTTTGGCTCCTCTGAGGGCTTTTTTGAAGCCTTAGAAGAAGATGTAAATGGCATAATTGCCGATAGTAACACTGAGGCAACCCAACAGACAGTTGACACCGAACAGGTAACTCAACAGCAAACTGTTGGCTCCGACAACGTGGGTTGGGATGATGACGGTAATCCTTACAAGAAACGCTACCAAGATAGTAGCCGTGAAGCCGTCAAGCTGAGAGAGAGGTATAAAGAGGTTGAACCTTTTGTGCCTGTTCTTGAAGCAATGAAAAACGATAGCGGATTGGTTGAACATGTTCGTGACTATCTGGTGAATGGAGGTAATACTCCAAAGAGTGTACAAGAACATTTGGGATTAGATGAGGATTTTATGTTTGATGCTAATGAAGCAATGACAGACCCCGATTCTGATTCAGCAAAAGTTCTGAATGCTCAAGTAGATAAAGTCGTTCAGCATAGAGTAGGACAAATATATCAGGCTGAGAAAGCTAATGCTGTTAAAGTACAGCGGGATGCTCGACAACAGACAATGGAAAGAGATTTTATCAAAAAGAAAGGCATGAGTGATGAGCAGTTTGCAACATTTAAAGAAGCTGCACAAAATCATGTACTTACACTTGATGATATCGACTATCTATTGAATCGAGATCAGGCTAATGCAAATGTTGTCCAATCTACAAAGAATGATATGCTTACCCAGATGAAAAATGTCAGGAATATACCGACTACCGCTAGCGGAGCTAACAGCCAGACCGAAGAGAAGAATCCAGATGACACTTTGTTTGATGGGATCTTAGGTCTGGATGGCGATTTAGATAATCTGTTCGGGTAGGTTAAGTTATATAAGGTCATAAGTGACCTAGGATCTATCTGAACTTAAAATAAGGAGTTCGATATGTCTGATTTTTTATCGGTCATAACACCGAACACTGATCTAACTGTAGCGGACTTTGATGGACGTGGCCCAGGTACAAGTACTGGTTTAGCTACTGGAGATATACGAAGAAAGTATAACTTTGGTAGCCGAGTATCTGAACTGGCAATTCCTCAAGATCCGTTCTTTAGGTTTGTAAGTAAAGTGTCGAAAAAAGCAACAGACGATCCTCAGTTTAAGTTTTCTGAGAAAAGACCTTCCTTTCACAAGCGATATGCCTATGTCATAGGTCATGTAGATGGTGGTGCTGATGTATTTGACGATTCATTGATGCAACAGTCAGATTCAGGTTCTGCTGTATCTGCAGTTGGTGATAGAATGAAAGTGTACATGTCTACTGACTATGCATCACAAGGCAATCTTCAGAATGTCTATAATGAGAATAGCAATAACTATGATGTTGGTGCTTCTGGCACCCGACCAGCATTTTTCTTGCCTGGTCAATTAGTTAAGATTCCTGGTAAAGCCAGTGCAACAGATACTGGTACTTCAGGGTATCAAATTCTCAGAATAGAAACTGTTACTGATAGTCTTTCTAAGACTGCTGGTGGTGGATCAAAAGAATGTGTGGCTCTAGAAGGCACTCTCGTTAAATACGATAGTGGTGCTTTAGAGTTTTCATCATTCTATAATGATACCCCATCTGCTGGTGGTGTTGGAACGGCAACTGATAATGATGAACAAGTATCAGATAGAAGTATTGCTGGTGAATTAGAGGCAAACAGATCGTATGTGATAGGTTCTGCATTTGGAGAAGGAACTGGTTTCCCCGAAACTTGGGTAGATCAACCTTTTTCATCTAATCATGGACTTACTCAAATTTGGAAGACTTCAATGGCAATGACCAATACGGCCAGAGCCACAGTATTGAAGTTTGAACCAAATGAGTGGGCACGTGTGTGGAAGGAAAAGCTGATTGAACATAAGTGGGATATTGAAACGTCATTACTATTTGGATCTCAGTATTCAGATGGTGATAGCATTCAATATACTCAAGGTGCAGTGGATTACATTAGTAACTATGGCAATCAATTTAGTTTGACTATTGCTTCTAAGACTCAAGATGATTTTCTTGATGATCTTTCAAGTTATGTGGATCCAAGATACAATCAAAGTAAAGCAACATTATTCTTCTGCTCTACAGCAGTATATAATTGGCTTCATAAACTAAGTGGATATTTTGCGAATAATCTCGAAATATCGCCTAACTTTAGAGCTGATATGTCACTAACTGGAAAGAAGAAGGTATTTGGTGTTGATATAAGCACATTTTCAACTGTGTATGGCGACATGCAGGTTGCACGTAATGTCCATCTTGATGGTACAAATGTGAAAATGCTTGGTGTCAATATGAAAAACTGTGCTTACAGACCTTTGGTTGGTAATGGTATTAATCGTGATACTTCAGTCTACGTAGGAGTTCAAACTTTAGAGAACTCAGGAGTCGACCGTAGAGTAGATCAAATCTTAACTGAAGCTGGCATGGAATGGTCAATGGCTGAATCCCATGCTATCTGGACATAAGGAGTAAATCATGACAAATCCAATGTATGGACAGAATAAAGCTGATGGTAAAATACAAGATGGTAGACATGAGGTGCTGGTTACGAATGATGATCTTTCACTAGTAGCTGCTCAATCAGGTGCTACTGTTTTTGTAAATGCTGCTGCTAAAGAAATAACTCTTCCAGCTGCTAAAGCAGGATTAAATTACAAAGTTATTTTAGGAGTTGATACGACTGCTGGAGCTAAAATAAATGCTGCTTCTGGAGACTGTTTCTTTGGTCAAATAAAGGTGCTTTCTACAACAGATGATAAGACTGAAGTTCAAGACATAGATTATGCTACTGCCATTGCTACTGTAGCAAACTATGATGTTCTTGACTTCACATCTAATTCTGCGACTCTCGCAGGAACATCTGGTGATGTTATAGAAGTTATTGCAGTAGATGATATAGCTTGGTGTGTATTAGCTTGTCTAACGACAGTACACGCTGAACCAGCTTCGACTGCTATAATTAACGCATCGTAAGGAGATAACTGATGGCTTTAGTAAAAGTCGGTTCACATCCTTCACATGGTGGACAAGTTGTTTTTAATGCTACTGCATCATTTACTCTTGACCCTAGTGATTCTGGAAAGATATTTATCTTGAAAGATGCTGCTATAACGGTTACTTTGCCAACGCTTAGTACTAATATAGCAGGATTTCAGGTTAAATTAATTTCTGGAGATGGTAACAATCATGTCATAGCTGGCGGTGCTAGCAAAATATACGGTCAAATTGGTGATTTTGCTGCTGGTGATTTTGAGCGTATAGCTGCAGCTAGTGGATATACCTTAACAAATGGAGAAATTGGAGATTGGTTTGAACTTATCTCTGATGGTACCAATTGGTATATATCTGGTCTGACTGATAATGGAGCTTAGTCTTAGGATAGTGAGCTAAACAAAATGGATTTGAGAAGGTTGCTGATATGGTTTTTGCTTCCTTTCGGCTATGCTGGTAGCCTTCTCTCTTCATAAATAACATGGCAGATTTTCAATCACAAGCAATGGGGTTAACAGGGTTAACCATAGATGCT